TACCGAGGCCGACAAGATGGACGAGGCCGGCGAGGCCTCGCGCGAAGCCGACCCGGTCTCGCAACTTGAGGCCCGCAGCTCCAGCTACGACGAGCCCGAACGAGTCCTCTCGCTCGAATGCACGACCTCGATCGAGAGCGGCCGCATCTGGCGGGAATATCAGGCCGGCACCACCAGCCGCATCGCCTGCCCCTGCCCCCACTGCGGCGAGTACGTAACGCCCGAGCGCGAACACCTGATCGGCTGGGAGCGGGCGACAAACAAAATCGAGGCCGGGCGCCTCGGCCGCTTCGTCTGCCCGGCCTGCGGCGCCGCGATCGACGACGCGCAGCGGGCGGAAATGAACCGCCGCGCCGTGCTGGTCCACCGCGGGCAGTCGATCGGCCGCGACGGTGTGATCCACGGCGATCCGCCCGAGACCGATACGCTGGGCTTCCGCTGGAACGCCTTCAATAACCTGTTTTGGTCCACCTCCACGATCGCCGCCGGCGAATGGGACGCGGCCGAGAAACCCGAGGGCCCCGAGCGCGAAAACGCCGAAAAGCAACAGTGCCAATTCGTTTGGGCCGTGCCTTATTTGCCGCCGGACATCGAACACGTCGAGCTGAAGCCGGGCGACGTCCGCCGGCGGACCGGCGCCTTGGAGCAGAACCTCGTCCCGGCCGATACCGAGCACCTGGTCGTCGGCACCGACGTCGGCAAGTGGCATTTCTGGTACCTCGTCCTGGCCGCCGGGCCGTCGGGACTCCACGTGCCCGATTACGGGGTCACGGAGGTCCACAGCGACGACCTGCCCGAGTCCAACGCGATCGTCCAGGCCTTGCGGGAGTTCCGCCGGCGGGCCGAGGATGGCTGGCCGATCGCCGGCCGCAGCGATCGCCGCGTGCCCGACCGCGTCTGGATCGACAGCGGTTACATGCCCGATGCGGTTTTCCAGTTCATTCGCGAATCGGGCACGCTGCGGGCCAACCGCTACATGGGGATCGTCGGCCGCGGTCTGTCCCAGATCCGGCGGATGGAACGCGGCAATTACACCGCGCCGGCGAAGACCGATAAGTGGGTCCGGCGAATCGGCGACGGTTGGCACCTGACGCTGGTGCCAAAGTATCGCGCCGCGCAGATCACGATCAACGCCGACCAGTACAAGCTGGCCTGCCAGCACGGGTTCGCACTACCGGCGGGCCAGCCCGGGGCGATCACGCTCTTCGATCCGGGTCTCGACCGCAAGCGGCACACCAAACTGGAGCACCACCTCCTCAGCGAAAAACTCGTCCACCGCGTGGTCCCCGGCCGCGGCGAGATCGATGTATGGGAAAAGCACGGTGCGAACCACTGGCTGGACTGCGCCTGCTACGCCCTTTGTGCGCTTAACTTCTGCGGCTTCCGCCTGCTCGAAACGCAGGCGGCCGCCGCGGCCGCCCCCCTGCAACGCCCGGCCGCCCGGCTCGTAACGCCGGACGGGCAACCTTACCTGGTAACGGAACGGAGCTAACACGGAGCTAACCATGGCTAGACGCAGTACCAAGAGAGCTGGCGGCACACCGCCGGCCGCGCCGCCGCCGATCGACCTGGGCCCGGAGCCGCTGCCGGCGGCCGAGGAGACGACAGAGGCCGCACCGGCGGCCGAACCCGCGCCGATCGACCCCGGCCAGCAATCCGCAATCATCGAGCTGCCGGTCGCGGAGCTGGGCAACGAATACGTCTCTCGCCACTGCGAGGCCCGGCTCAATCACCGCCAGTCGGTGGCCCTGCAGCGGCTCTTTAACGGGCTTGACGCCGCCGGCGCGCGGTTGGCCGGCGGCAATCGCATCTACAGTCGCCCCGACGCCGTTCGCTGGCTGCTCGAACAGATTGCGGAGGCGATCGATGGCAAATAAACGCTCCCGCCGCAAGACCCCGCCACGCCACGTCCGCGCCCGGGCGCCGGCCAAGACCCGCGGGAAGATGAACGGCCTCGAGGCCGAGTACGCCGCGATGCTCACCGCCCGGCAGAACATCGGTGCGGTGATCTGGTGGGCCTATGAGTCGATGCGTTTTCAGATCGGACGGCTCGCCTACTACACGCCCGACTTCGTCGTGCAACTGCCCGACGGCACGATCCAGCTCCACGAGGTCAAGGGCCACTGGCGCCAGGCAGCCCGGGTGCGGATCAAGTGCGCCGCCGAACGGTTTCCGTTCGACTTCATCGCGGTGCGGAAGGGGAAGGACGGCGCGTGGGAATTCGAGGAGTTTTGAAAGCTGACGGGGTGAGGGGGTGACTGGGTGAGAGAACTTTTGTCGTCACCCCGTCACCCCGTCACCCCGTCACCCCGTCACCCCATCACCCCGTCCAGAGGACAACCCGTGGCCAAAAGAAAAACCAGCGGCGGCCGAGCGGCCGCGGCGAAACTCGATCACATCGCCGGGGACCTCCGCCCACTGGCCGTGCCGATCGGCGAATTCGTGCTGGATCCCCGCAACGCGCGGAAACACGACGAGCAAAACGTCGCGGCGATCGCCGCGAGCCTGCAGCGCTTCGGCCAGCGCAAGCCGATCGTCGCCAACCGCGCCAATAAGCAGATCGAGGCCGGCAACGGCACGCTGCTGGCGGCGCAGACACTCGGCTGGTCGCAGCTTGCGGTGGTCTGGGTCGAGGACGATCCGGCCGCCGCCACCGGGTTCGCCGTCGCCGACAATCGCACCGCCGAGCTGGCGGCCTGGGACGAAGAGATCCTCGCCGACTTGCTCTCGGAGACCCGCGAGGAACTCGGCGATCTCTACGACGAGTTGCTGCTCGACGAGTTCGACGCCGCCGAGGACGACGACGGCCAGGCCGCCGCCGAGACGTCCCAGGCCGTGCCCGACGCGTTCCAGGTGGTCGTGGACTGCCGCGACGAGGCCGACCAGAAACGGCTCTACGAACGGCTCCAGAAGGAGGGCCGCAACTGCCGGCTGCTTACCGTGTGATTGCAGATTTTCCAACTCGGCGGCCCCGCGTGAACGATTATGACCAGCAGCCCGGCGAGAATCTCAAAGACTCGCAAGATCGACGTCGCCCTGGCGACGCCGGTGCACCGCTCCTTTCGCGTCGACCAGGTCGCCGGCATGTTCGATCTGGCGATCGAAGAGAAGGCCCGCCAGCAGTTCACCGCCGAGGTACCCGCCGCCGGCGAAGACTGGCGGATCGGCGTGATCGTCGGCCCCTCGGGCAGCGGCAAGACGAGCATCGCCCGGGCGGCCTTCGGCAAACACCTATACACCGGCTTCCGCTGGCCCAAGGACAAGGCCGTGGTCGACGGCTTCGGCGAGCGGCTGTCGATCAAAGAGGTTACGCACATGCTTACGGCCGTCGGCTTTTCCTCGCCGCCGAGCTGGGTGAAGCCGTTTCAGGTCCTCTCCAACGGCGAACAGTTCCGGTGCAACCTGGCCCGGGCGCTGCTATCAATCGGGAAGCTGGTCGCCTACGACGAGTTTACCAGCGTGGTCGATCGCACGGTGGCCAAGATCGGCTCTGCGGCGGTCAGCAAGGCGCTGCGCAAGGGCCGGATCGCAAAACAGTTCGTCGCCGTGACCTGCCACTACGACGTGGTCGAGTGGCTCGAACCCGATTGGGTGCTGGATATGGCAAGCTGCCAGTTGGCAAGGGGGTGTCTTCAGCGACCAACAATTACAATCGAAGTCGCTCCGGTCCACCGCTCCGCCTGGGTTCTGTTTCGCCGGCATCACTATCTAAGCGGCGAGATCTCCGTGGGCGCCCGCTGCTTCGCCGCCTTCATTGACCAGCAGCCGGTGGCCTTTTCCGCCTGGCTGAACTACATAACCAAGGGCCGCCGCCCGCGCGACATGCGCGAACACCGCACCGTCGTCCTGCCCGATTACCAGGGGATCGGGATCGGCAACCGCCTGAGCGAATTCTGCGCGTCGATCTGGACGGGCCTCGGCGGCCGCGCGTTTTCGACAACCGGCCACCCGGCGATGATCGGCTATCGCTCCGCTTCGGCCAACTGGCGGCGGATCCGTTTGGGGATGGTCCGGCCGACCAGCTCCGGCGGCATGTTCCGCAAAACCAGCGCCGACAAGTACGCGGGGAGTTCCTGCAAGCGGATCACCGGCGGCTTCCAGTACTGCGGCCCCGCCATGCCGCGGGCCCGGGCGCGCGAGTTCGCCGCCGAGTGCACGACCACGATGCAAGTCTGGCATATTGTCCGACGGCACCCGGGCTGTCGACGCGCGCACTCGCGCAGCGCGCCGACTTATCCATTACGTGCGTGCGGCGCGCCCTGGAAGAACTGATCGCCGCCGGCGACGTCGAACAAAAGGGCCGCGGCGGCTCCCGGGGGCGGCCGCAGGCGTTCTACGCGCGGGGTGAGGGGGTGACGGGGTGAGTCGGCGTTTTCACCCCGTCACGTCCAGCCGTAACCCCTTCCCTCCCAACGACTTCCGCCTTCCCCCTTCCCCTTTCCGGCTTGTCGGGGATTCCCGATTTCCCCTAACCCCTTGCCGGCAAACGACTTAGGGCGTCGTGTTCCGCGTATTTCGCCGGAAATACCGGCCGCTGCCGGACTTTCGGGAGAATTCCGAAACCCGTAAGTCGCTACCGCGCAAGGACTTCCGATCAAATCCGCCAATCGGGGAGATTTTCTCACTTCCCCCATTTGGGTGGAGTGATATAATAGTAGTAGACGGGGGCAAGACACCACCTAACATAAGGAACACGCAATGAACGAGATTCGCCGAGAAGCCCGGGAGCGGGGGCTCGACTGGAACGCGGTCCGCCAGGCGGCGGCGGAGGTGCGGGACGCGGAACGGGAGAAACGCCAGCGGCCCAACGAGGTGCGGGAGACCGCCTGGATCATGGCCACCGCCTGCACGCCGGCGAGCTGGCCGTTTTGGCGGCACGGGTTTTACAGCCGCTGGGGGCGGCGGATCGCCCGCGGGGCCGACTACACGGTCATTCCCCGCTACGACGAGATCGCCCAAGAAGTTGGCTGGTACTTCCCGGAATACTCCGGCGACGACGGCACGGAGCGGCTGTTCGAGTTCCTGCTTTCCCCTTACGACAAACTCCCGACTCGGGAGGAAATCTACCGCAAGGCGATGGACCTGGTCGAATGCCACAAGGCGATGGACCTGGTCGAATGCCACCAGCCCGCCGCCATTCCTTTTTGACAGATTCACCTTTGATAGATTCACCTTATAATCAATGAAGGCGATCACGCTGCATCCGGTCTGGGCCTGGGCGGTGATCCACGGGCCGAAGCGGGTGGACAACCGGACGTGGGCCACGAGGCACCGCGGGCCGTTGTTGATCCACGCCGGCCGTGGCAACGGGCGGGCCGACGCCGAGGCCCGGGCGATCCTCGAGCGACTCGGCGTCGAGGTCCCCGACGACGAGCACGTGCCCCGCGGCGTGCTGCTGGGCACGGTCGAGCTGGTCGACGTCGTCCGCCTGGACGAACGCCGCCAGCCCGACCTCTTCAATCTGCAATCTGCAATCCCCGATCCGCAATCCCTGGCGACCGGCCCGGTCTGCTGGATCCTGGAAAACCCCCGGCCGCTGGCCGAGCCGATCCCCTGCCTCGGGCGGCAGGGCCTGTTCAACGTGGACTTGACGGAGACTTGAGGGGGTGACGGGGTGAGTGCCGATATGCCCGATCCCGACGACGAAACTCTGACCCCGCAGTGGATAGCGCTGCTGGTGGCAATCGCCGTTCTCTTCTTCACGCTCAGGGCCTGCGGCCTGATTGATCTCTAGGCCGAGCTACTTCTGCAATCCGCAATCTGCGATCTGCAATCCGACCCGTCCGACAAATCCGAAGCGTCCGGACTCCGGACGCTATTCGCTGTCCGCCGATCGGACGCTATCTAGTTGGGCATGTCCACGCTGAGCAGCTCTAGCACGCTGGCCGAGGTCCAGGCCGCTTACGACGACAGCGCCTCGTATGCCGAAGACGAATCGGTCGGCAAGGCGGCGGCGTTTATCACCGCCTGTCGCGTGCTCTTGCGGCGCCTGCCCAAGCGGGCGGTACACGGCGGCCGCGAGACCGAAGAGATCGAGCTGGACCCGGCGATGATCCGCAAAGAACTCAGCGAGGCCCGGCGGTGGATCGCCGATCGGAGCACCGCGACGCTGCGGTTCGCCAGCTTCCAAGACTTTCGCGATTGACCGATGAGACCGAACTGAGACCAAAACGTGTCCAGATGCCGACGGGACGTATCGACGCTTTCGAGCCCGGAACTGTTCGAGCAGTTCCGCTCGGACTACAACGCCGCCAAGGCCAGCCGCTACCGCCGCACACCGGCGGGCGTCTCTGCGGTCGGTTCTTCCGCCGATTACCACTACCGCACGGAGTCCGATTACTTGCGGATGATGGAGCTGGCCCGGCATTTCTTCCGCAATAACCCCGTGATCGCCCAGGCCGTCCGCCGGTTGGTGACCAACTGTATCCAGGACGGGTTCGCGCTGGACCCGCAGACCGGCAACGACAAGGCCGACAAGATACTCGCCGGGCGTTGGGCCGAGTGGTCGCGACAATGCGATCTGTGCGACGTGGCCGGGCGACTGTCGTTTCACCAGCAGGAACAGCTTGTGCTGCAATCGACGATCGTCGACGGCGACGTGCTGGTGTTGCCACAGCGGACCGGGCAGTTGCAGTTGGTCGAGGCCCACCGGCTGCGCAGCCCGACCAACGCCCGTTGCCGCCGGGCGGCCGGCACGCAGCTAGTGCACGGCGTACTGCTCGACCGGCTCCGCCGGCCGCTGGAGTACTGGCTTACCGCCGACGACATCAATCCCAGCCGGCGGGTCCGCCGCGTAAACGAGATGCGGCGCTACGCGGCCCGCGACGCCGAGGGCCGCCGCCAGGTGTTCCACATTTACTGGCCCGATCGCATCTCGCAGACCCGGGGGATCACGGCCTTCGCCCCGTCGGTAGACACGATTGGCATGGGCGACGACCTGTTCTTCGCGATGCTGGTCAAAGCGCAACACGGGTCGGTCTATTCGATTTTTCACGAGTTCCCGGAGTTGTATGACGGCGCGGCTCCGCCGCAAAAGGGCGAGCAAGAGACCGAAACGCTGTCGGACGGCTCCACCCGGACGATTGAGGGCGTCGCGCCGGGGATGGAGATCTTCGGCCGCCCGGGCGAAAAGCTCACCGGCTTTACGCCGAACATCCCCAATCCCGAGTTCTTCGCCCACGCCAAGCTGATCCTCACGATGATCTCGATCAACCTGGACCTGCCGCTGGCGGTGTTCTTGCTCGACCCGAGCGAGACCAACTTCAGCGGCTGGCGGGGCGCGATCGACCAGGCCCGCTTGGGATTCCGCCGCATCCAACGCTGGCTCTGCGGCGCCTTTCACGAGCCGGTCTACCAGTTCAAGGTCCGTCAGTGGATCGCCGCCGACGCCGTGCTGGAGGCCATCGGCCGGCAAGAGGGTGTCAATCTGTTCGCCCACCGCTGGCACCCGCCCGAGTGGAAATACATCGAGCCGCTGAAGGACGCCTCGGCCGATCTGCTGCGCTGTCGCAACGCGCTGATCTCGCACCGCCGCCGCTGTAACGAACGAGGGCTCGACTGGAACGACCTGAGCACCGAGATCGTCGACGACAACGCGATGCTGATCCGCAAGGCCAAGCAAAAGGCCGACGAGTTGAACAAGGAGTTTCCCGACCTCTCCGTCACCTGGCGTGAGGTCGCCAGTCTGCCCACGCCCGACGGCGTAAAGATCGGCATCGAGGCCCACAGCGAGGAGAAGACCGCCGATGGGAAATAACGCCAACTTACAGATCGACTTACGGCCGCTTACCGGCTTGGATCTGAATCTGGACCAATACTGCGGTCTCTGGGCGGTCGAGGAAGTGCGTTTCTTGCAGATGGTCGAGCGGATCGCCCGGCTCGACCTGGCGGCCCACGTCGCCGCCCGCCAGCCGGCGATCGCCGCGGCCGCGAAGATAGCACCCGCCGATAATCGGCAGACCGTCGCCGTGATCGACATCACCGGGACGATGACCAAGCGCGGCAGTTCGCTCTCGGATGCCGGCGCCACGATCCTCCTGCGCCGCGCGGTCCGGCAGGCGGCCGACGACGAGGCGATCGACGCGATAGTGCTGCGGATCGACTCGCCCGGCGGGACGGTGGCCGGCACCGCCGACCTGGCCCGCGAAGTGGCCGCCGCCGGCCGCCGCAAGCCGGTATGGGCCTTCGTCGAGGACCTGGCCGCGTCGGCCGCCTATTGGGTCGCCTCGCAGGCCGCGCGGATCGTCGCCAACGACCGCACGGCGATGATCGGCTCGATCGGCACCTACGTCGGGCTCTACGACTACAGCGCCGCGGCCGGGCAGCAAGGGATCCGCCCGGTGGTGATCCGCGCGGGCAAGTACAAGGGAGCCGGGTTCCCCGGCACCGAGATCACCCATGAGCAGCAGGCCGTCTGGCAGAAACTCATCGACAAAACCCAGGCGGAGTTTTCCGCCGGCGTCGCGGCCGGCCGCAAGATGCCGATCTCCCGCGTCGACGAGCTGGCAGACGGCCGCGTACACATGGCGGCCGACGCCCAATCGCTCGGCCTGATCGACGCGGTAATGCCCTTCGAGGAAACGATCGCTCAACTGCTCGGGCAGTTGGGCGCAGGCAAAACCGAGTCCAATACCAAAACCTCTTCACCACCAAGCAAACGAGGAGAAACACAAGTGAGCGAGACTACGACCACCACGCCGCCGCCGGCCACGCTGGAAGACCTCAAAATCTGTTGCCCCGGGGCGGACAACGATTTCCTGGTCGGCGAACTGGCCAAGAAGGCGACCGTCGACCAGGCCCAGTCGGCCTGGATGGAAGAGCAGAACGCCCGGTTGGCGGCCGCCGAAAAGAAGGCCGCCGAGGCCGAGCAGAAGGCCGCCGAGGTCGACAAAAAGGCAAACGCCGCCAAGACGGCCGCGGGCGTTGATCCGCTCTCGGCCGCTGGCGCCGCCGGCGACGATTCCGGCGACACCGCCGACGCGGTCGAGCAGTTCAACCTGCTGGTGCGCGAGAACATCAAGGCCGGCATGAGCCGCCGCGCGGCGATTCAGGCCGCGGCCCGGGCGCATCCATACGAGCACACCGCCTACCTGGCGGCGGTCAACCCCAACCGGCAAAAAATTCAGGACCTGATCCAGGACCGCCACTCACTGGCCCGCCTGGTCGAGTAAGACCGTCAAGTCTGTTTTTCCAAATCCAAACCAAAACCAGAGTCAAGCAGGAGTAATCAATCATGCAAGTCAACAAGACGGGAATTCTTAGCCTGGCGGCGACCGCGGCGCTGGCCCCGTACCTGCGTGTCAAGTACGACGCCAGTTACGGGCTGGCGGCCTGCGGTCCCGAGGACGTCGGCCTGGGCACGCTCCACAACCGGCACATCGTCTCCGGGCTGGGCGCATCGGCCAACGCCGCGGTGATCGCCTGGAACGCCGCGGGCACGCGGAAGATGGTGGCCGCCGGCGCGCTGAGCGTCTTCGACGTTGTCTACGGCGCCGAGGGCGGCAAGGTCGACGACACGGCCAACGCCAACCCCATCGGGGTCGCCTTGGAAGCGGCGACCGCCGACGGCGATTACATCGAGGTCCTGCCGATCGCCGAACTGGCCGGCGAGGCCCGAGAGTTCGGCGGCATCGACGAGACCTACGACTTCATCGGCGACTACCCGGCCGCCGGCACCGCGCTGACCGGGAACGACTGGACCAAGGTCGAGACGCTCGGCCTGGGGGTGATCTCCAGCGACCAGCCCAACGGCGTCCTGAAGTTCAGCTTCGACGCGGTGGCCGAGGCCGCCACGGCGGCGCTCTACATGGTCAACGCGCCGCTGGACATCGACCAGAATCCGATCGTCGATTTCCGCCTGGCGGTCTACGACATCGGCGACGACGCGGCGCTGGACATCAACTTCGGCCTGGCCAACGACACCCACGCCACCGACGCCGACGCGATCACCGAGAGCGCCTTCTTCCACCTGGACGGCGGCGACCTCTCGCTGTGCTGCGAGTGCGACGACGGCAGCAACGAGACGGCCGCCACCGACACGCTCGTCGATCTGGTCGACGACATATTCTACGACTTCCGCATCGACGTGACCGACAAGTCCGACATCAAGTTCTTTTATCGGGCCGTCGGCGCGACCACGTGGACGCGCCTGCTGCCGGACACCACGTTCTCGATGGCCGCGGCCACCGGCGCGCTAACGCCGATCGTCCACGTCGAGAAGGAGAACAACGATACCACCGCCGACGTCCGCCTGGACAAAGTGCGTATCCGCGCCGAACGGGCCTAAGTCGGAAACCCGAAAAGCTGAAAACTGAAAACTGATAACTGATAACTGGAAACTAACAACTCACAAAGGAGAGCAACCAATGCTTCCTTCCACTGCGATTACGAGGACCGACCTGGCCTCGACCTTCAGCGAGTTCGACCTGGCGATGAGCCGTAAGCGGTTCATCGGTCCGCGGGTTCTGAAGCCCCGGCTGGTCGGCGTCCAGGCCGCCGACGTGGGCAAGATTCCCATCGAGGCGTTGCTGCGGACCCTCGACGACGCCCGCACCGCCGGCGGCGGCTACCAGCGGGACGATTTCGAGTTCAGCAAGTTCAATTACTCGACCAACGAGCACGGCCGGGAGGTCGCGCTCGACGATCGGCAGCTCAAGGTGTTCCGCGACCTCATCGACGCCGAGTCGATCCAGGCCCAGCGGGCCGAGGACATCGTGCTGCGGAACTACGAGATCGACTGCGCCGCGGCGTTGTACGACACGGCCACCTGGACCGGGGCCGCGCTGACCACGGCAATCGTGGAAGAGTGGGATACCGCCGCCGCCGCCGTGCCGATCACCGACGTGGAGGCCGCGCGACGAAAGATCCACGATGGCTGCGGGCTGGAGCCCAACGCGCTGATTTGCAATCGCAACCAGTTCTGGAACCTGGCCAACACCGCCCAGGTGATCGACCGGATCAAGTATTGGGGAGGCGACGATCCGAAGCAGATCAACGAGGCGATGATCGCCGCGCTGCTCGACCTGGAGTACGTGCTGGTGGCCGGCGGGATCAAGAACACCGCCAACGAGGGCCAGGCGGCGTCGCTATCGCGCATCTGGTCGGACGAGTATGCGATGGTCGCCCGGGTGGCGGTCACCGACGACCCGCAAGAGCCCTGCGTCGGACGGACGTTCATGTGGAGCGAGGAGAACGCCGGCGTGGGGACCGACGAGGAGCTGGCCACGATCGTCGAGGAGTACCGCGAGGAGGGCGTCCGCGGCAGCGTGATCCGCGTGCGCAACGACCGCGACATCGTCATTATGTACCCCGAGGCCGCCCACCTGCTGAGCAATGTCACCACGATCTGAGCCATGACCTTGTAACTCTGGCACGGGAGGCTCCGGCCGATGGCGATCTTCGATGAGCTGTACGCCGCCGGCGCGGCGATGCTGATGGATTACCTCGCCGCCGAGGTGACGTACACGCCCGCCGGCGGCGCCGGTGTGACGCTCCCGGCGATCATCTCCATGGCGGCCGTCGACGAGGCCGACGATCTCGACGGCCGCCGGCTGAGCGAGCACCGCGAGGTCACGATCCCGCGGACCGCCGCGGCCGCCGGCCTCGACGGCGCCGGCGCCCAACGCAACTACCTGGCCCAGCCGGCGACCAATGCCACGGTCACCATCGACGGGACGAGCTACGCGGTCGAAGCAATCGTTTCGCAGTCGGCGTCGTTCAGCAAACTGGCCCTGGTCCGCCACGCCGCGGCCGAGCGGAGCCGGCGGGGATACCGGCTGGCGAACAAATAGATTGCAGATTGTGGATTGAGGATTGCAGAAGTTATGAACGAATCGCAGTTGTTCACGCCGTTTATTCAGTACGGCTTCGCCGGGATGTCGATGCTGCTGGTCGGCGTGATCGTCTGGCTGATCGGCCGGCTGCTCAAGCTGCTTGACGAGACCAACAAGATCATCGCCGCCAACACCGAGGCGATCCACGACGTGGGCGAAACGTCGCGGGATTCGATGCGGCTGACGCGCCAGCTCCACGACAAACTCATCAGCCGGCCATGCATCGCCGAACGCGAGACCTGAGAAAAGCTCGCGCAGGGGCGCGGAGAACGCAGAGAACCAAGAACTGAAAACTGACTACTGAAAACTGAGAACTAATCGTGACCGAGCCCGTCGGAAGCCTGCCGCTGTGGATCGACCACCTGCGCCAGTCGCTGGCCGACAGCGCGGCGTTTCGCACGTGGGTGGGCGCGGCCAACCAGGCCGAGGCCCTGGAGCACATCCACTGGGATGCGCTGCCGCCGCCGACTGATGACGCAGAGGAGTACACCGCCGCCGCACTGGCCGCCTACCGGCCCTACGCGCTGCTCGGGCTCGACGAGGAGCAGGGCTACCAGCGGACCAGAGTGTCGCAACGCGGCTTCGAGACCGCTTGCCGGCTGATCCTGATGCTGATCCAGGCGGACCCTGGCAGCGAGGACCGCACCGACGACGACATCGCCTGGCAGAACACGATCGAGGCGATCACCGCGGACATCGAGGCCCGCGTCAACACGGCCGGTTACCTATGCTTCGATCGCTGGAAGATCGACGAGGGACCCGGCCGCCGCCACCCCGATTACGATCCGGCCTGCGGCGCCGAGCAGGGCGTCATCATCGCTTTCGAGGGTCGGGGAGCATAGCGATTTGAGATTGCAGATTGAAGATTGAAGATTGCAGAAGTGGAAAGCGGACACCTGAGACCTGACAATGGGCGACCTGGTCAAACTGAAAATGGTCTACACCGGCGCGGTCCCCGGGCTGGCGGTCCGCGAAGTGAACACGATCAAGCGCCGCGCGTTCTTCGGCGGCGGCGTACAGTGGCACAAGCAGTTCCGCCCGAAACACTTCACGCGGGCCGGGGCGAGCGAATACGGCTACGCCCCGCGGAGCGGCGAGCGGGGCAACACGCCGCGCGGCGGGTTCAGACGGTCGTACACCGGCCGGAAACTCAAACAGTTCGGCCATACCCGTCCGCTGGAGTTCAGCGGCGAGGCCAAGGCGTTGACGCGGATGCGCGACGTCCGCGCGACCGCCACGCGCAAGCGGTCCCGCGTCCGCGTGGTCCTGCACGCCAACAAGCTCAACTGGCGCAATCCCGACAGCGAGATCAACATGGCCGACGAGTTGCGGCGGATCTCCGCCGCCGAGCGGACCCAGCTTATCCGCACCATCGCCCGCGGCACGATCAGCGGGCTTAAACGGGTGCAACGCCGGGAGACCAAGACTATTTCGTGAGAAATAACCATGACGGGGTGACAAGGTGACCGGGTGACGGGGTGATTGACCCCCTCACCCCCTCACCCCGTCACCCCCTCACCCCGAAAGGAAAAACCAATGCCCACGGCAAGCCTCAGCACACAGATCAGCGTCGAGGGGACCTCGATCTCGGCGACGCTCAATCGCACCGGCGACGCGGCGATCGCCATCGAGCCGGAGGCCGGGCTGCTGGCCGGCCAGGCCGGCAGCCTGACCACGAAGACCGACGAGGACACCGGCGTGGCCACGCTGGGCGAGGACCACGGCATCCAGACGGCCGACAAGGTCGACGTCTACTGGACGGGCGGCAAACGCTACGGCATGGACGCCACCGTCGACGGCAACGACGTGACGATCGACCTCGGCGACGGCGACAACCTCCCGGACCAGGACACCGCCGTGGTGGTCTGCAAACGGCAGGAAGCCGACGAGGATTTCGACGGCGACGACCTGGACTTTATCGCCGTCTATAGCTCCAAGCGGGCGATCGTCGAGTTCACCGAGGACGACGACACCTCGATCCTCGTGCTGGAGATCCCCGCCGGCGAGTTCTGGTTCTGGGACGAGAGCAGCAACTACGACAACCCGCTGACCGGCGACCCGGTGGGCAAGATCAAGTTCTCCAACGGCGACACGGCCGCGGGAACAATCACAATCGTGGGGCTGAAGGATACGGTGAGTTAGTGAGGGGGTGACGGGGTGAGGGGGTGACGGGGCCTGAAAACTGAAAACCGAGACTCGGAGACCATATTATGAGCTTAACAGCAATCCACGGCCTCGGGCCGGTCAAGATCGGCTCGACCGTGATCGGCGGCGTGACCGATGCGAGCGTCGATCTCGACACCAACCTGGTGGGCGAGCCGACCAGCGGCGAGATCTACACCCGCCACCAGTCGATCGCCGGCCAAAAGCCCGGCGGCAAGTTCACCAGCAACAACATCGCCCAGACGCTGGCGGTCTGCGCGTCGCTGGGCTGCTCGTTGGACACATACCCGTTGACGATTTTCGCCGCCAAGCGGTCGGCCGGGGCGCCGGCCGCCGGCGCCGTCCACCGCCAATACGTGTTGCGCGGCGGCCTGCTGGTCCCCCGGCAGTTGACCTGCGAGCACCAGGGCGACGCCTCGCTGAGCTACGAGGCGATCGTGGCCTACGACGGCGGCAACGACCCGATCGTCAAAACCGATAACGTCTCGCTGCCGGCCGGGCTGACCGACCTGAGATACTCGCTGTACACCGCCTCGATCGGCGGACTATCGATTTCCGACGAGTGGAAGTCGTTGACGATCGACTGGGGGATTGAGGTCCAGACCCAGGGCGGCGGCAGCGAGATCTGGGACTCGAAAATCTGGATCTCGAAGATCGAGCCGACGATCACCCTCCGCGGCATCGAGCAGACCTGGTTCGATTCGATCCCGCTGCTGGGCGCGGCGGCCACCAACGCCACAATCGTGCTGCGCAAGCGGGCCGACGGCGGCACGTGGGCCGGCAGCGGCGATGTCACGCTAACCGCCAGCGGGATCGTCGTCCCGCAGCAGCCCCTGAAGGCTTCGGGCGATAACCCCGACGAATCGACGCTGCTGTTGACCGTCAAGTACGACGGGACCAACGTCCCGATCCGGGTGAGTTAGTGAGGGGCTGACGGGGTGAGCGGGTGACGGGGTGAGCGGGTGACGGGGTGAGGAGGTGAAAAGATGAGCGGATTTTTGTATTACGTGCCCGGGCACGAGCGGCCCACGGTGACCGCCGAGGAGCTGCGGGAGCGGGGGATCGACTATGCCTTCGACGGCCGCTGGACAGCCGCGGCCGTCCGCGGCGGGCCCGACGAGCAGCACGGCAGCATCATCGCCGACCAGCAGCGCGTGGCGGCGGAGCGGATCGGCTACTACCCGCAGCAGCAGACCTGGCGGCGGATCCCCGCTTCGGCGCTGTGGATCGGCTACTACACGGCCGAGCGTCCGGGACCGGCCGACTTGATTAGGCCCGAGCCGCTGGAGGGTCACCTGGTCACGCTCGGCGACGGCCGGGCCTGGATGGCGCCGATCGCGCGGGCTTGGTTCGAGATTGAGCAGCCGGAGGAACACCTGGTCTGGTTCTGCAAACTGCCCGAGGCGGTCACGCTCGACGACGAGGGGAACTGGGCGAGCGGTGCCGTGGTCGCGCAGTACCGGCCGCTCTGGGAGATCGCCGAGCGTTGGTGGGACGCGATCAACGGCGCCGACCTGCACGTGCAAGACAAACCGCAACGGGTGCGGTTCGACTTCGAGGGCATCAACGACGCGGCGTTGCTGGCCCTGGGGACCAACTACCGGCTGGGCCGCGTGGAGGTGGACGTGTTGGGACTGTTCACCGATCAGACCGTCCACGCCGTGCTCGGCGCGCTGATCGACTGGCCGACGATGGAGCAATTTCTGAAAAAAAAACTCAAAACATCAGCAGCCGGTGGCTCCGGTTCCGCGCCTGGGCCGCCGGCCGGGCCGCCGGATACCGGCCCACCATAGCCGACCTCTGGGCGCTGGCCGTGGGGCTGGCCGACCCGGAGCCGATAACCGTAAACACGATCCAGTTTCGACGCTGACAAATGAGGGGGTGACGGGGTGAGGGGGTGACGGGGTGAATCACCCGATCACCCAGTCACCCGATCACCCAGTCACCCGATCATCCATCCGAGCCTCGAACCATGGCCGACGGCGGAATCGTTATCGAGATGTCGAGCGAGGAATCCAAGCTTTGGCGAGGGTTCCAGTCGATCATTGCGCAGCAGACGAAGATGGAAGGCGGGCTGCAAAAGGTCGGCGCCGCCGGCAACAAGGCCGCCGCCGAGCAACGCAAGCTGGAGCAGGCCGCCAAACGGGTTTACGAGCAGACGCGGAGTCCGCAGGAGCGCTACGCGGCCAAAATGCAGCAGCTCAATATGTTGGTCGGGCGGGGAAAAATCTCGCAAGACACCTACGCCCGGGCCACCCGGCAGGCCACCGAGCAGATGCGGGCCGCCGGCCAGGCCGGCACCAACGCCTTTGGCCCGAAAATGATGGGCATGGTCACCGGGCTGATCGGCGCGCTGGGTCTCGGCGGCGGCGTGGCCGGGGCGGTGATGAAGATCAATCAGGCCTACGAGGTCTGGCTGGAGAATATGCGGGAGATTTCCGCCGAGGCCAAGCGGGCCGGCGACGATATAATCGCCTTCGCCGCGCTGCAAGAGGGCGGCACAAAGGGCCAGCGGGTAATGGATGCGGCCATGCTGGCGGCGCGTTACGGGATCAGCGACCGCGGCGCGGCCTTCAACGCCGTGCAGGCGCTGCAGTCGGCCCACGGCGGCGACATTGAAAAGGGGATGGCGGCCGCCGAGACCGTTTTCGCCGCCAAGCAGGTCGGCGTGCCCACCGAGATGGGCCTGGAGCTGGAGGTCCTCGGCGCGTCCCAGGGCATGAAGCCCGGCGATGCGCTGCGGATGGCCTACGTCGCCGGCCAGGAATCCGCCCGCGACCCGGCCACGCTGGCCGGCGGGGCCGCCGGGCTGAAGTTTTGGGAAGACAAGCAGTTCGGCTTCGCCGCCGCCGGCGTCCTGGCCGGCTCGGTCAAAAAAGACCAGCTCTCGACCTACCTCAAACGCGGCGGCCAGGCGCTCTCGCGGGTCGGACCGGAGGGCGCGGCGAAGCGGTTCGAGGCGGCCGGCCTGGGCGACGCCGGCCAGGCCGAGCGGTTGAAGTATCTGGCCGCCGAAGGCATCGACACCGCGGAAAAACTCAAGCAGTTCGGCTTCACCGAAATCCGCCAGGTCGAAGCGCTTACGGCCCTGGTGCCGAACTATCAAAACGTATTGCGAATCCAGCAGACTATCGGCCGCAAGGCCCGGCCGGGCCTGCTGGCCGAACAACGCCGGGCGGTCGAAGAGGAGCTGCCGTTTACCAAAACCACTCGCCAGATTGGCCAGCTCGACGTGATGTTCGCCGACGAACAGGCCTTCGGCGCCGGCAAGGACGCCGCGCTGGCCCAAGAACGCCGGCAGGCGACCCGGGCGATCGCCTTCGAGCGGATGGGAAAGCGGCAGAGCCTCTGGTTCGACCTCATAAAGCGCGGCGAAGAGGGCGGCGGACGATCCACCGAGGCCGACGTCGCACAATACTTATTCGGCGAGACGGCAAAGGGCATGGCGGGCGGCGGCGGCCGGGCCGCGCAAGGCCTCGGCGCGGGCCTGCCAGGCGGACTCGGTTTGCTCCTCCGCGGCGGCGCCGGACTGTGGCGAGGCGTCGGCGCCAGCCGCGAACTCGCCGCAGAGACGGGCAAGATCGAGGCCGAACTCTCCAGCAACGACCCATTGGTGCAGACGAGCCAAGAGCAGACGAACCTGCTGAAACAGATCGCCGCCAACACGGCCTCCGGCAACGCCCCACCCGGCGGCAACGCCACGCTGGTCCCGGCGACCGTGGATAAATGATTGCAGATTGCAGATTGCAGAAGTACTGACAACTGAAAACTAACCATGGCCTCCATCGGTGCTGTAAGTTGCGATTTGCTCAGCGGAGAACCGCCGGCGCTGAAGCAGCGGTCCGAGATCTGGAACGTGCCCGGGATCGACGGCTACGGCGTCCAGGTGCTCGGCACCGGCGACGCGCCGTTTGCGCTGCGGGCGGTCTACTTCGGCACCATCGCCGCGGTAAGCGCCTGGGCAGTCGCCCTGCAGGCCCTGCAAGGCACGGTGGCCACGGTGGTTAATGATGCGGGCGTGATCTACACCCGCTGCTTCTTGGCGTCCGTCGGTCCGTTACGCCGCAGCGCCGCCCGGCGGCCGGGCACGGCGGTCGCCAGCCGCGGCGAAATCGAAATTGAGGGGGTTCGGGTGTAGGGATTACAGGTTGAAGATTGCAGAAGAGAACTGAAAACTGACAACTGACAACTGAGAACTCAAAATGATTACCGCTTACAACGCCGAACGCGACGGGAACTTCACCACGGTCACCGTGATCAGCGACCTCGGCGGAACGATTTACTATCACTGGTACTGCGACGGCGCGCTGCTGTGCTCGACGCAAGCGCCGAGCCACACGTTTTGGCTGCCGGCCGCCGAGCAGTCGCGGATCGAGGTGCTCGATACGAACGATCCGGACTTCGATGCCGTGGCCAACGCCCCGGCCGGCTACCCGGCGCGGAAAACGCTGTGGTGGATCCGCTCGCCGGCGGAAGACGTACTGCACTATCGCGTCGAGCAAAAACAGGATGCCGGGGCCTGGGCGCAGATCGCCGAGCTTCCTGCCGTGGCCGGGCAATGGGATTACACGCTGATAACCGATCGGCTGACCGACCTGGCCGAATATACCTGGCGGGTCGTGGCCGTCGACGAGCTGGGCAACGAGAGCACGGCCGCGGTGATCGGACCCGAGCGGATCGTGCGGATCCCCGACGCCGTGGAGTTCGAGATTGCCTTCGACCCGGAGACGACGCGGGTTACGTTTGCCGCCGCGGCGTAGACCGCGGCATCAACCATGAAAACCGGGAGGCGCACATGATCGCAGTTCTGTTATCCTGCTGCTTGGCTGTCGTGCCGCCGCAGATCGAGCCCAGCGACCTCGGGGCGCAAGGCATCCGGCAGGCCGTCGACGAGGGGACCGGCCTCCCGGCGGGCGACAAGGAACTACTGGCGACGACGTTCAAGTATTGGGCGAATCAGGCCGGTGTGCCCATGCTCTCCGGGACTCCGTTCCGACAACCGTTTGCTCGTTATCGACCTGAAGAAGAGTCTCCCCGGATCGTTGTGCCGGTACCTCCAAAGACTCAGGGAGTGCGATTATGGTTGCGCGTGGTAATTACAGTGGCCGGCGTGTACGGCCTTTTCTTGGTGATCCGGGGGCTGTACTTGATGGAGGAGTTCGACGAGCCCCCAGAGCCTCGGAAAACATCCCCGATCGAAGAGGAACAAAAACAAAAAGAGCCGTTAGGTGTTGGTTGATCGCTGCCGGCGTGTTTGTCCTGTTGGCCTGCCAGTTGACAGCTACCGTTTGGCCGCCGCCGGCCCAAAACTCAATTACGAGGAGTGCAGTCGTGGCAGAACCCAAAACCCGAAACCTCGCCGAACTGCTGGCCTACATGCAGACGCTGCCGGCCGTCCACTGCCTGCTGGGCGTCGCAGAGGTCCGGCAAAACGAATACCCAGGCGGCTTGATCGGCGTGCGACAATCGTACTTGACCACCGCCGGCAACAAGATGTGCGCCATCAAGCACCAGATGATCCTGGTACGCAACCACGGCGAGCCGGACGAGGAAGCCTTTTTTATGGAGCACGAGCCGTATCGGACTCTGCTGACCCCGGCCGAGGGCGCGCTGCTCGACGCCCGCAATCAGCTTATCCAGCAGGGAGCAAACCCTGGGCTGCTCCCCTGGGACCGTTACTTGATCGAGGAGAGAGCCGAGTTGGCCGACCAGGGCGGCGCCACCTTGGATGCCTTTAGCGACCAAGCGACTCCTGACCCCTAACCCCTGACCCCCTGAACAGTATCATGCCTGACTACAGAATCATTGATATTCGGCCCGGTGCGGGCGAAGCGGCGTTGGCCGTCCGCGTGGTCGTGGCCGGTCGGACGAAGGCGGTTGATCTGATTTTCGACGAGAAACCGCCCGACCTGGAGGCGGCTATCGAAACGGCCGTGGCCGATCTGCCGCCGGAATCGCCGCTTGCTCCCGAACAGAGCGGCCGCCGTTTTTTGCGGCCGATCCTCGATCTCTGTCGCGGCCTCGACGACGGCCTGCTGTCGATCGATTCTGCGGCGATGCAGATGCTCTTAAAGCGGATCGACGCACAGCGAAAAGCCTGAAGGTGTTCACATGTTGCTTAAAGAATCTGCGGCGATGCAGATGCTCTTAAAGCGGATCGACGCACAGCGAAAAGCCTGAAGGTGCTCACATGTCGCTTAAAGAACTCGACTCCGAAAACGGCGATTTCGACCTGACTTCTACGGTTACGGTCTTGACCGATACGCCGGACGGTAGCCGGGATGTGCTTTGCTATGCAGTGATCTATGCCGGCGACGGGGCAAAGGATTTAGATGGGACCGGCGGGACATTCGAGTTGCGCGTGGAGATCGATGGTGTCGGTTGGGATTCGCCACAGCAGAAGAGCGTGGCGGCCACTGTTGAGAGGACCGTCTGGATCACAAACCCCTTCCCGGTCAAGGCCGGCGAGCAGGTCGTGCTGAAGGTCAAGTCGCCCAACGGGGCGGATACCGACGTCGATGTCACCGCCAAGTTGTACGAGGCCCCGGTGGGGAACGTCAACGAAATCAGCGAGGACAGTACGGCGGCCGACAACCTGAAGGCCATGCTCAACGGCACCGGCGACGTCGCCTTGACGCTTAACAAGCTGACCATCGATGCCGACAATGTCGACGGCGGCCTGTACATCGTCAACGCGGGCGGGCCGGGTGTTTCCACGGAAGGAGATGACTACGGCATCTATGCTGCTGGTGGCTTCAATGGCATCTACGCCGACGGCGTTTCTGACGGTATCTATGCCACTGGTAACTCCGCCGGTATTAACGTCTCAGGTGGTTCTGACGGCATCTATGCCTACGGCGCTAGCGGCGACGGTATCGTTGCCGAAGGAATGGACGACGGAATGCACCTGGTCGGCACTGCCGGCGAGGACCTCAACGCCGACTTCAACGACATCGACGGCAAGAGTTTGCAGCAGGCGTTGCGTTACATTGCCGCGGTGCTGGCCGGCAAGGTGTCCGGCGCCGGCACCGGCACCGAGACCTTCAAGGGCCTCGACGGATCGACCGACCGAGTCGAAGTCACCGTCGACGCCCAGGGCAACCGGACGGGGGTTAGCTACGATCCACCGTAGGACGGGTGACGGGGTGACGGGGTGATGGGGTGAGGAAATGAAAAGTACCTTTCAACCCGATAGTTTTGCGGCGCGGAGCTTCGGTGCCGAGGCGCTGGCCGGCACGCTGCGGCTGCGCGTAACGATCCACGCCGCCGGGCGGGCCGGCGGCGCGCAGAGACTGCCGGCCCGATCGCGGTTGCTGCAGACCCGGTACGTGGAGGCCGCGCCGCCGCCGCCGGTCGATTGGCCGCCGCGGCTGGTCGCCGGAAGGCCCGAAATACGGCCGCCCGCGCCGCCGTCGAGGATCCTCTTCCGTCGGCCCGACGCGCCGGCGCCGGCGGTCAACCGACACGCGGGCGCCTTGCAGGTCTTCGCCGCCGGCGTGGAAGTCAAACACCTGGTCGCCGTCGGCACCTTGCCCGGCGTGACGATCACCCGCGTGGCCGGTCGCAACGGCCCGGGGATGGGTTATCTGCGCAGCAGCGGACCGCAGGCCGGGCAGTTCGCCTGGTCGGCGCCGGGATCGAGCAGTTTCGGTGCGGCCGCCGCGGTCGACGCCACCGGCGAGGCGCTGCTGCGCGATGGCGACGACCCGGACAAGTTCGTCGTCGTCCACGCCCACGCCGGTTTCCTCGGCGTCGAGCCCTCGACCGCCCGGGTGATGTTGCGCGACGTCTACGACAACGCCGTGGCCCACGACGATCTCAGCGCCGGCGAGGCCGCCGCCGGCGACGTCGACGAATATCAACTCACGCTGCGGAATGTGTCCGACGCTCGCCTGGAGAATCTCCGCTGCTGGATCGACGCGGCCACCGAGGACCTGAAGATCTCCGACGACGGCCTGGTTTGGCACGACCCGACCGACGAAGCCGACGCGCTGTGGCTCGGCGACCTGGCCGGCGGCGCGGAGACCACGCTGCACGTGCAGCGGACGATCGGCGCGGCGGCCGACGCCGACGCCGGCGTGCTGAATCACCTGCACCTTGCGTTTTCCGGGCTGTTCTGAAACTGTACACCCGATACCTGACACCTGACACCTGACACTTAAACAGGGAGACCGTTCAATGCGTTACGCTGTCCATTTTACCGACGTGCCGAGCGGGGCCGTCGCCGACACGTTCAAAACGATCGCCGCACTGATCGCCGCCGACACCGCCGGGTACCGCTGCCGGCTGCGGTCATTGCAGGTCGGACCGGCCGACGACGCGCCGGCCGATCTGAACGTGGCCTTGCAGTTGCAGCGGGTCGACGACGTCTCGGCCGGCGGCGCCGGCACGGCCAACAGCAACCCCACCCCCGTGCCGAAGGACTCGCTGGCCCGCGCGGCGGTGATCTCCGCCGGCGAGGACTACGTGACCGGCGGCGTCGAGCCGACGACCTATGGCAACCCGCTCTGGCAGATCGACATCAACCGCCGCAACTCGGTCATCAAGGAATGGGGCGTCGAGGACGCGCCTGTGATTAACCGCGATCAACTGCTCGGCCTGCTGGCCGCGCCGCGGACCGCCGCGGCCGTCCGCCTGAGCGGCGCGCTGGAGTTCGAGGAGTTCTGAGCAACTGATAACTGATCACTGAAAACCAAAAACTAAAAACTCAAAATGGCCTGGCCCGCAGAAGCCGGTTCCCTGGGGGTCATCCGCCGGGCCCCCGGCGCACAGCACGCGCGGCGTCCGTCTCCAGCGTCGCGCGTGCTCGGTGCGCCGCCGCCGGCCGGGCCGGTGTATTCGGTCCGCGCCGATCGGCGCGGAGCGTGTCGCCGCCCACGCCGCGGCTCGCGTTGCGGCCTGGCCGCCGGCCGGGGATCGTACATCCTCGACGCCCGCGGGCTGTATCGGATCTTCAACGCCGCCGAATATCGCTTCTACCGCAGCTCGACCGGCCCGCCGGCGGAATCGGATTCGCCGTTTGCGACCAACGCCAGCCTGCCCTACACGCCGGCCGACGTGTTCGCCGATGGCATCTGGTGGCTGTCGGTGAGTTATTTTAACGGCGTGCTCGACTCGGGTTTTTTGCCGTTGGGTCCCCGCGGCGAGACCTATCTGCGACTCGACCTGGCCGGCGGGGCCGAGACCGACGGCCCGCCGCCGGGCCCGCAGGGCTGGCACATCGAGCAGCTCGCCGGCGGCGTGGTCCGCGTCGTGGGCGTGTACTTCGATTCCGCCGCCGAGCGGGCCGATAGTTGGACGATCGCCTACACGACCGACGGCGACGATCCGCCCGAAGACACCGCGGACGTCGTCGAGACGATGGAGGGCACGGGGCTCTCGTTCCTCGCCTACGATCTGCCCGCCCAGCCGGCCGGCACGACGCTAAAGGTCCGCCTGCAGACCCGCCGCGACGGCGTCTACAGCGAAGACTCCACCGTCGAGCAGCTTGTCGTCGAAACGCAGGTCCCGGTCCCGCCGATCGACGGCGAACACTGGCCCGGCCGCCTGCCGGCTACTGAAGACTGAGAACTGAAAACCGACGACTCCAATGGCCATCACCATCATCTCGCCGACCAGCCTGCCGATCCCGCAACGGGTGACGCCGGCGATCGTCCAGATCCGCCGCGACTGGACCGATCCCTGGCGGACCGTGCCCGAGCTGGAACTGCTCGGCGCGTCGGTCCACGCCGGCGGCGACGGTCTCGATGAGTGCACTTTGCAGCACCGCTACGGGACATTAAAACAACCGTGGGAAACCGCGCTGGCTACGCACGGCTCGGCCAACCTGACAGACTGCTGGATACGGATCCAAATGGCCGGGAACCAGGGGCTCCAAACCTCCTGGATCGGCCGCGTAAGCGGTGAGGCCCGCGATAGCCACGGCACCAGCGGCGTGCCGTCGGGCGTGCAGAAATGGACCTGCCTGGGCCCGCAGCAGATCTTGCGCAAGATCCCCGTCAGCCGTGCGATCTGGTGGGACTCCGACCGCGGCGTCGAGCAGGAGGTCGGCTGGGTGGCCGGACTGAATAACCGCGAGGGCGGCGCGCAGCCGGGGACCCGCTCGGCCGCCAAGCACGGCTGGGGCGGCGTGTATCTCTACGGCAGCGATGCAGAATGGACGCACCGGCAATACATCGATTATCTCCTGGCCCGTTTCGCCGACGACCTGCCGCAGGGCCCGACGTGGACGCTCGGCGGACAGTGCAATCTCCTCGATGATACGACCGAACCGATCGACTGGGACACAACCCAAACGCTCGCCGATATGCTCGGCCGGCTGATCCCGAAGAACCGCGGCATTGACTACCGCGTGGCCGCGACCGCCAACGGTTTCGAGGTCGTCGTCTTCGCGCTGGCGGCGCGCGACTGGCAGTTCGGCAACGCCACGCTGCCGCGCAATCCCGATCACGTCTATTGCTACACCAGCCGCACCGCCGACAACATCCAGACGACCGTGGTCCGCACCGCCGATCACCGCGTCCGGCGGATCAACATCCTCGGCCGCCGGATCGTGGTCTGCTGCACGCTGGAGAACGACGACGATGCGGGGATCGCCAACCTGAAAGGCCTTTGGGACACGTTTTTGGAGGGCGCTTACGACGGAGGGACCGGCAATCACGCCGATCCGGCCGAGGCCCACGACCTGGCCCGCAAACAGGATAAGTATCGGGCGGTGTATCAAAACTTCGGCGCGCCGCGGGACTGGGATCACAACACCGGCGACAACGGCGGCGCGGCCCCGCAGCTCGACCCAGCCGGGAAACTCCAGCCCGCCGCCGGCGTTTACCCTTCGGCCGATTATCAGAACCAAATTCGCTCGACGCTCGACTGGGTGCCCTTGCGGGAAGGTTGGGACTATTCGCAGGACCCGGCCGTCGAGCGGGCCTGGCCCGGCGGTACCGCCGAGCGCTCGCCGCCGATGGTCTGGTGCGTGCGAACGAATCCGTTCTACGGCGTCGTCCCCGGTGTGCCCGACCTGGCCTACTTGCCGATCGAGGCCGAGGACATGGACGTCTCCGTATTGCCCGGCGAACTGGGCGTGCGGATCGATTGCAGCCCAAATCATTTGCTGGCCGAGGGCCATTTCGGCTTCGCCGAAGAAACGCTCGTCGAACCGCAAGACAACTGGGAGGAGCTGATTGTCACGCTGGCCTTCGAGAGCGATCAGCGGTTCAAGCTCACCAAGGATTTTCCCGGCGGCGGCGACCCGCTGGCGGCCGACGGGGCGATCGACATCGAGGTCCCCGACGCCGAGTGCTGGTATCTGGCTCCGCACACGATGGTCGGCGTCGACGGCGACTTTCAGCCGTTGCGCAGCGGGGCGGCGCCGAGGATCCTCCGCGCCGACAGCGACCGGCTGGAACTGGCCATGGCCGGCGCGATCAGCCGGTACTTTACCGAGCGGGGCCGGGCGGAGATCGTCATCAAGGGCTACGTCCCCGCCGGCGACCTGCTGGGGCGGATACTGATGGGCATCAACTCCGGCGGCGGGGGCCAGTGGGTCGAGGCCCCGATCACGTCGGTCACCTGGCAGGGTGGCAAGGGCCCGACCACCACGATCAGCGCGGGCTTCGCCTGAAAAATTGACTGAAAACTGAAAACTGACCACTGATAAGTAACAATGGCCAACAGACAAAACGACGGGCGGCCCCGCAGCGGGGCGCGGCTGGTCCGGCCGGCCAAGCAGCAGCAAGGGCAGTGGTGGTTCGCGCAACTAACCACCGACCTGGTCGCCGGCGGATCGGCCACCGCGCGGATCTACAAAAGCAGCAACCCGCCCGACGATGACCCGGTCCTCACCTACGAGACGAAGACCGTCTATGCCTTTTTCCAGACCGGCGTGCAGAAACTACTGGCCGGGGCCGACGTGCGGATCGAATACCACCGTCAGTACCGCCGTTGGTACGTCGTCAACGCGCGGTGCGCATAAGGGATTGCAGATTTCAGATTGCAGATCGAAAACCGAGAACTGACAACTGAAAACTGAGAACTGAAAAATGTCCCATCACGTCCGCTACGATCCCTGCCGGTCGTATTCGCTGCTGGTCGCCGACAAGGCGGTCCCGTTCGGCTGCTGTGGCTGCGGGCTGTGGGCCGACTTATTCCAATGCCGCGCGGCGCTAGAGGACCAGCCGGGCTGGGAGATCGCCGCCGGTAGTCCCGTGCTGGCGGTGGCCGAGCCGACTCACCATCGCGGGCGGATTCGTTGGACGTGGGCCCCGCGGCGACACAGCGGCGCGGGCCCACACGACGATTGTTTACTCGCGGCCGGCTGGGTCGAGCTGTACCGCCACCAGTGGCCCGGCCGGCTGACCGACCGCAGCGGCCCGCTGCACGGCAAGGTCACGCTGGCCACCGCTCATCCGCTGGTCGCCGGCGACCTGGTCGACGTGGTCTGGGATTACGCCTGGGCGGTGATGACCGTGGGCGTGCGACGGATGGCCGTCAAGTCGGTCGGCGTCTCAACGATCACCGTCGACGGCCGACAGGTGTCGCAATATGAGCTGGCGATCGACGGCGGCGTGCCGTTTCCCCCCACCGGGCCCGGCTACCTACCGGACGTCGGACAATGGGTCCGACTCTTGCCTCGATCGGAAAAGACCGGCGTCCTGAGCACGCGGGTCGACGACCAGCACGGGACGGTCACGCTCTACAGCGATCACGGGCTCACGACCGACGACCTGGTGGACCTCGACGGCGCGGCCAACTGCTACGACTGCACGGTCGATTCGGTCGCCGGCGACCTGGTGACCATCACCGTCCCGGCGGGGCCGCCGGTGTATCCGTTGCCCGCCCAGGGCACGGCCGTCGAACTCACCGCCCACGATTGCCCCGCGTACTGGCCGTGGCACGGGTCGCCGACCTATTGGGATCGC